TTTAACAACCTTCAGCGCGAGCTGGCATATGAGGAGGGTCGTGTGGCGCGCCGCGCCCGTGGTGAGCAAGTCTCTCCTCGCCTGAAGAAGACGCTCAAGACTACGCCTGAGAGAGTTCTCAAACTGCGCGCCAACCTTGCCTCCTCTCAGATGAAGCTCAACTCGGCTGCCACGAGAAAGCTTGCGTCGGTTGCAAAGAAGACTTCCACGAAGCAAAAGGCGAACAACAATGCTGCCGCACTGGAAGCCTATATGGCGGCCCGCGCGGAAAAAAAGAAGGCTGAATCGGGCGCTGCCTCTGCCTCTTCTCGTAGCAATGAGTAAGTCCCTACAAAGACGGCGACGCCGTTTCTTTTAGTTTCACAATGAATTCCCGAATCGCTTGTAGATTCTTTTCCACGGAGCAACCAGGCTCGGTGGAGAGGGTTAGAACGGGAATGGTCGTATTCTCAATCCACTTCTTGTGTTGATGATCCAGTGCATCCAGATAGTCGAGATGAATCCGATCTTCGCCTTGACGATTACGAATCTGGATACGATCCTTTGAAGTGGCGGAACTCGTAGATAGATAGATGATCCCATGTACGGGATGTTGTTTGCTAAAGATGGAGAACCAAGTATCATAGAGCTCCCATTCCAGCGGATCCATGTCGCCCGCATCACGGAGCATTTCCGCAAAGACATATTTATCGGTTAGCACGGAGCGCTCGGTCAGAATAATGTGCGGCCCCTTCACGGAGCGATCCAGACGCTGGACCGCTTCCTGAATGTTTTTGAGGCGAGTGAGAATGGCGCAGTTTTGAAAGGTATAGGCCCAACGCTTTTTATCTTCATAGAACAACTCCAATAAGTTCTTTCCAGCCGCATTGTGAAGAGCCGTCCATTGCCCCACAGGTTCATCGACCACATGGAGATCGGGAAGAGCCTTACGGATCTCCGCCAACAGAGTGGATTTGCCTGCGCCAATGTTACCATCGAGAGAAAGGATCAAGTGTGACATAATGGACTGTCTTATCCATCCAATGGGGAACCTACGTTGTCAATTTTTATCCCATTTAAATTCAATCCCGAGATCAGAACGAATGGCACTCTATTTAAGTACCGTCGAAGATGCATATGGGCCCATTTTAACGGCTCACTGGGAGAAAAAGGAAGACCCACAGCATTATGATTATCTTACCTCACAATTTGTGAATCCGAATCCGAAACGACACATTTTGGGTCTTGTAGGTGGAAATGAGGCCAGTTTGATTAAAGGCAACATGGTCGATTTGGAGTCCGATTTGCGCGGCATCAACATCCCGAACACCTTTTGCCCGTGGAAACAGTATCAGCCTCCGCCGAAGCATCAAACCGAGATTGTCCGAGACAACACCAAGATCTCCCTCAAGATTGATGTGCAGAAGGCAAACCTACCGGCCTATCAAATGATTGCCTACCCTGCAGTGGTTGCACCGTTTCCCATTAAGAACGAAGTATGTGTCACTCCCGAGAAGTATTAAATACTTTAGAATCTGTTATCTTTTTCCTCGCTATTTTATTAAACATAGCTAATAAGAAGAATGTCGTGCTATACTACACAGCAGGCTCTAACACGCTTGCGAAATGATCCCTTTCACCAAGTGGATGATATGAGAATTACATCGTATGCCGCCCGCTATTATTTAAATCCGCCCGCTGCCAACTGCCCGACCACCTTTCCCGTCAATGCAACAACTCGTCTTCAAAAGAGTGGAAATTCATGGGTGGAGGGAGAATGGAAAACGGATGTAGAGTCTGATTTGAAGGGTATTGATCGCCTGGGTACCAAGATTCGTTGCGATAATGTCCAATACAATCCTGATACGAATGCCTTTACCAATCGTGGTCTTAAAAATGCGAAGGATGAAAATGTGCCGCAGACATTTGCCCGCCTGGTGGATCCCCCCTGCACCCTTCGCGCCACGGGCTGGAATCGCTGGCAGCCTCTCTTCCATAATCCCCAGGAGACCTTTGAGACACCGTTTGACTTCTTTATTCCGTCTCGTGATCTCGATAAGGATAAATACAATACGCATCGCATGAAATCTTGCTTTACACCACGGGATCAGCCACCTATTTCTGAGCTCGGGCATGAAAATGACATGTATCCTCGCTACCCTTCTATCCAGACTTAAATCACATGATTGTATGCATGTTATATATATGGTATGCAGGCAATACTAGATTTGATACAATGCAGTGTGTCCTGTTGTTCATGCTTCTTTACACCAAGGGAACCGATTCGAATTCTAATTAGATCCGCTGATAAACCGTTACTAACTCACTCCTCTTCTTCGGGCGTGAGTAACCACATTTGATGCTCTTTCATTTTCGCCATTTTCAAATGACCTTTTACCCAATTAAAATGTACTAGTACGGCGGTCTTTTTTAATTGATCCACATTTTCATAAAACATTTTTCCATTTGGATATCGCTCCAATGGAAGAGCGTTCATTTTACATTCTGGCTTGACATATTGATTAAAATAAGTCTGATCGTTGTTATCAAAAGCACATGTCTCATATTTCTTCTGCCCTTTCTCGGATACACAATCATATAATTGGCATAGTCGGTCGCTGGATTTGATATACAAATAACCCGTGCACATATTTTTGGTATTTCCATTTTGCAAAGAATCATTTTGAACCCAGACATCATAGGTGGTATCTTGTTGCCATGCTGTCAAATCATGAAGCGGATTGGATCGAAAAACAATGTCACCATCCACCAATAAGACATTTGTGTGAAGAGACAGAATCCGATAAATGAGCTCCAATTTCAAATAACAGATTCGATCATATCCCTTGGTATTCCAGGGGCAAAATGTGCCTAACTCATTCTCCTCCACGCAATATACCTGATATCCTCTCTTTCGAAGAATGGCCGCACCCTTCGTATCCAGACACACCAGTAGTACTTTTTTATCCAATCCAAAAGGTTCGAGACTCTTTAGCATGTTAAGAGTGTATAAGAGATATCCCCGATTGGTGACGGTGGTGATTACTGTTTGACTTACCGTCTGACCAATAAGGCATGGAAGAAGATGATCCGCCGTTAAAGAAATCGACATAGCCTATTCTATTGAATTTTATTTATGCTCCGTTTTCAACAGGGCATCGGTCCTCTCATTTTGAAATTTGGTCTTTCAGAGATCGGGTCGTCTTTTACAAAAAATTTAAAGGTAGAAACTGGTAGTATGGAAATCGCTGCCCTGTCAGGACTTCTTGGATTAGGATGGGTGGTCTCACGAGCCGGTCAGAAAAAATCATCTGCCCCACCAACCCTATCAGCCTCTCAATCAATGGCCCAAAATGTAGCCTCTTCAAGAGTTCTCCCCCCTGCTAACCGCGAACAGCCCCTTCTTCGCGAAGGTTTCATGCCTGCCGCAAGAGGTCTAAACTCGGACCCTCTTACTGTCGCCCCAAAAGGCGCAGCTGCCACGGGTTTTGGCCCCGAACTCGATATGATGTATCAAATGCCGAATGGTCAGACCTATCCATCGGAGCCCAGTACTGGGCCATACGGTACGGCACTTGGTTATTCCTCTAATAAGCCGCCTTACGCCCCAGGATATACTCCGGGCACGAGACCAGCCCCTTCTCCCATTGATTCTAATGTTCCCATGATGGAATATCGTTCCGATAATACGGAAAGCAGCCCCACATACATTGATAGTGATTATGTTGTTAGCCCACTATCGGGTCAAACCATTCCATCCACCGAGTTTAAGCATAACAATATGCAGCCCTTCTTTGGTGGGCGTATCAAACAAAATATGGCACCTCAGGCGAATGTCAGTGTGCTCGATGCCTACAATGGAAATGGATCCACACAAATGAAAAAGCGTGAAGTCGAAAATATGTTCGAGACCAGCCGCGCTCCCTATGGAAATCCTTATGGCATGGAGGATAATACCGAATTCTTTCAGTCTCGCATCACAAGTCAGGCACCCATTGCCCGAAATGGAGAGCGCCCCTTTGAACCCACCAAAGTCGGCTCAGGAATCGGCGAGAAGTTCGGATTTGCAGGCAAGGGTGGATATCAACAGCTGGAAATCAATGAAATCATGCGCCCCAAGGACACTAATGATCTCCGTGTCATCTCTAATCCCAAGGAAACCTATGATACACCGATGGTTCCTGGTGGTCACTTCATCGGTGTAAGCGCAGAGGTCAGCGATGTCGGTGAAGTTCGCAAATACAAGCCCGATACCTTCTACATTGATGAAACGGGTGAGCGCTTCTTTGTCACAAACGGAGAGCTCATCAAAGAGACCGTGCGTTCCACACAGGTTCTCCCTCACACCACGCGTCCAGAGACCTCCGTCGAATATGAGGGTGTGGCGTCTTCGCAGGACTTCGGAGAGAGCTATGTCACGGGTTCGTACCGCATGCCGATGTCGCAGCAATATGGCGGCGCAGGTTACCGCAATGCGGACATGACAACCTACTATACGAAAGACATGGGGGCAAATGAGGCTGATTATGGTAAATCCTCCATTGAGATTCGCCCCAATGAGCGCAATGAGACCTCGGAGCGTGTGATGGCACTAAACGCAGTCCCTGCCGAGAACGGCATGGTCATTGCACACTACACAGATGATGCCCGCCCCACACGCCGCGCGGAAACCACGGGTAACATTCGCATGACGGGCACACCGATCACCTATGCCGAGCGCGCCCCTGCGATTACTGTATGGGATCCGAAGGATATTGCTCGTACCACCGTCAAGGAATCTACCATTTATCTGGACCGCCCTGGTATCATGGCGGCGGGCTCGGCGCCGAATCGCCTGAAGGTCTATGACCCTGATGATATTGCAAGACCGACGCAGAAGTCTCAGCTGTCGAACAATCTGGCATGGACGGGACCGGGTGGCAATGGTGCATGGAACGATGTCATGGATCCGAGCTTTGCGTACAATATGCGCACCAATCCAAACAAGGAGCAGATTGCTCGCGGCCGCAAACCAATCGCTGGTGCAGGCAGTTCGGCCACCTTCAATGGCGATCCAGGCCGTCAGGTTTCAAAGAAGCTGGATGCGGACTACATCAACGACCGCGCTCTCGCTATCAATCGCTCACTGGATATCACGCCAGGCGTGGGCGATATAGGTCGTGTGGAGTATCGTGTTCCCCTCAAACTGGATGTCAGCCGTGAGCGCAACACCTATAGCGCGGTGGAGGCCGTCGATAACAATCCACTTATGCAGAGTCTTCGCAAGAATGCAGAGATTGATGAGGTGGCAATCCGTGAATATCGCCAGTACCTTTCCGCGCAGGCATAAATTATTCGATTCTAATAAAGGGAATGTCTTGCCCTACATCTCATCGATTTTCTAATGGATTTCGAGTCATTTATCAAGAATCTTCGCAGTCCATTCCAGTTAGCAGTATTCATGTCTTTTGCGATGTTGGCTCCATCTTTGAAACAGATGGTATACGTGGTGCCTCGCATTTGGTAGAACATATGTGTTTTAAAGGAACAGAGACCATTCGAGAGGCGAGAAACCTTCTCGTTCAGTATAATAAAATTGGAGCGGATTTCAATGCCTACACAGAAAAGAGATATACAACTTATCATATTAATTGTGATGATGCCCATGTTCCTATGTGTTTGAAATTGATGTCCGATATGATATTGCATTCTGTATTTTCCAAAAAGGAATTCTACAAAGAGCAGAAGGTCGTGATTGAGGAACAGATTCGTGGGCAGGACAGTCATATCAATATTCTATCGGATGACATGGATGCAATTTATTATAAGGGCAGCCCCTATGCGAATCCGATCGATCACATTTCATATCACCCTACGCCCACGCATTTATCCTATGAGGATATTTTCAAATGGTACAAATGGTTTTATCATCCCTCCAACATGGTATGTAGCATTGTAAGTAATTTGTCATTTGCGAAGGTTATTTCGATGTTGAAAAAGACCGCATTTATGGACCCACCACCGAAAGAATGCCCCCAACTTCCATTTGCTTTTCCCACACCAACCCTATCATTGGCGCCGATCAGTTCAGGAAAGGCGAATATCCGATACATTCAGAAAAAGGGTGTAGCAGCAACCATTTTGGCGATTGGATTTCGCACTTGTAGCGTTAAGTCTCCTGATAAATATCCGCTGATGGTCTTGCAGCAAATCCTGAATGGATTTAGTGGAAGATTATTTACAGCACTTCGTACTAAGCGTGGATTAACTTATTCTTCTGTATGCAATGTGGAATTCAATGAACATGCGGGGTATCTTCAGATTCGGGTCTTAACGGATCCAAAAAGACTCATACAAGAGGATTGTAATGGAGTTCTACCCGTTCTTGTTCATATGATAGAGGAACTCCAACGAAAGGGAGTTACAGCAGAGGAAGTGCGTCATGCAAAGGGAGGTCTGAAAGGTTCTTATTTGTTAAATTTACAGTCAATCGATGCGATTGCGAGCTATAATGGTTCGCAGATCATTCTTACCAATCAGCCTCCGAAAGTTCCCTTTCAAGAAGTGTATGAAACTTATTTGGCGAAGGTGACGAAGGCGGAGATTGATCACGTCATTCAAACTTATTTGTGTAAAGAGAATTTGCTGGTGGGAATCTTGTATGATCATGCTGTCCCGAAAAAGAAGATCGAGGAGATTGTGGATCGTGTGGAATAATCTGCGGATATAGAAATATGGATGGACTAACTTCCATTGCAGGTGGATGGGATTCAACACCAGGATGGTTCCATACTATTATATATAGTGGGGCAGGTATTGTGGTTGGAGGAGCAATAGGTTTGATTGTATGCGCTAAAACAGAGTCTTGTAAAAGTAGATTTCCTAACTTATTTAAAAAAGATTCAGAAAATGGTTCTGCAAATGCTTCTCCAAAACCAATAAATACATCTGCAAATTCAGCAAATCAATCTCCAAAACCAGTTGTAACCTCATCTACACTTGTGAATCAAAAGTCCAACGCATCAACTACACAGGGTGGAAAACGCCGAACTCGCCGATCCCGTCCGCGTCGTGGCACACGAAGAGTTTAAACAACTTCATCCATACATGAGTAAATGGAGAACAATCCAGAGGAACCAACTGTTGTACCTGTCAAAGAGGAACCAACTACTCCAAGCTCATTGGCTTATATGAAGGGATGGTGGGGGGACTATCATCAATTTGTGGCAGGTGCGGTGTTTGGCGTCTCCGCGATTCTATTGGGATCCTTCCTTCGGTCCCGTCGCAATTAATTGTGAGGGTAGAATAGAATGGCAAAACGCAAGTGTGGAACAAGAAAGCGCCGATCGGGTGGGGCAGAATCTATTGATCCGGCACCAGTCTCGGCCATTACGGCGGAGGGACATCAGCCGAGCAATAAGATCATGGAGTGGGCGACAACAGCGGGTATTCCCGCGCCGCTCAATATGCAGAATGTGGCGCATGGTGGTAAGCGTAACACGCGTAGAATGCGTCGTGGAAAGCGAAGCATGAAGCGTAGTCGTAAGCATCGTGGAAAGCGTAGTCGTAAGCATCGTGGAGGAACTTGTGGTCCATGTGGATTTCGCCCATAAAACAAGAAGGTAGATCTTCTATATCCAGTATAATATACTAAATATAGAATATATATAGAATGACAGATATAGTATATGTCCTAGGTGCAGTGGTGGCAACGGGGGGTGTAATCATATTGGGTAATATAGTTCGTAAAATATGGAATGGAGAGTCATATCAACCTGAGGCTGCCAAGTTTGTGGCAGAAAATAAAGCAAGTCGTGTAGCTACACAGATACAAAAGTCTGATATTGTAGGTGGTCGGCGAATAACACGGCGTACACGGCATAAAAAGAATTATAGCAGAAAAGGTCGTTGATATAATTTGAATATAATAAACATACATAATCAGTAGTTCTGAAGGTGATTTTTTTGCATATCTACAGGAGGCCACAAACGAAGAACATAAACCCTCCCATCGATGAATTGTTAAACGGGGCATGGACTCTACTCCCATTATTCTAACCGGCCCTCCTGGATGCGGAAAAAGCCACTGGATTCAGAAATACGCCGAACAAATCAACAAACAACTCTTTGTCTGCCCCTGCCGAAAAGATCGTACTCTTCGTGACGGTCGCCAGAAGCTTCACATTTGGGCGCGCCGCACCGAACCCGCCATTTTGTGGCTCGAAGGTGCCGATGATTTAACGCCCGAAGCACAAGCCTTTCTCCGCCGCATTTTGGAGACGCACGCCTCGGATGTACTTTTCATTTTGGAGTGTCGCGATGCCGGCCGCCTTCAAGAGCCTATTCGATCGCGATGCAAAATTAAGAAGATCCCTCCTCCCTCCTGGCCGGATCTGGAGACCTATCTCTCCTCCTTTCATGGCGTGAGTGCATCAGATATCAAGGAGTATCTTGAACCCAATGAGTATTCCTATCGCCGTGCCATACAATGTACCATGCTTCAACTTCACTATCCTGAAACATGGAAGACAACCCTTGCACATCGTCGGCAAGAACGAAGCGAATTATCCACCCTTTCGGCCGATCAGCTGATCTCTTATATTCAGCGTGGATATCATCCCGATACCTTTATTCATTCTCTGTTGTCTGATGAGCGCATTCTAAAAGACTACGGTGCCTGTATGGAACGGGCAGGGTCGTTATGGGCATTTTTGGGGAGTGCATTGCATCGTCGTACCCATGCGTTCGATAAGGTCGCTACAACAACGCCAAAGGAAGAAGAATGAATCGTGATTCCGTGCTATCTGTCTACTCGGATGCGCGAACAGAGTACACTAAACAGCTATGTGTCTTCTTGGTTCCCGCTTATTTTCAATTCTTTGTTGATTTGTTGGAGAAAGCCAAGCAGGCCATGGTCAATGAGCCAAAGAAGGGACTCTGGCAATTCCAGAATTATTTGAACGACATTCATGACTGGAATATGGAGCGTGTGAATCAAGAAATTCATATTATTCATACCAATTCGGGATGTGACTACTTGGAGGATCTTCTTACGGCGGTTTTCATTGCCCATACGAAAGTGCTAACGGCCATTCGTCTGTCCTCCCACCAGAAAAAGGTGGAGATCAACATTCCTAAAGTAGAACATTTTCTCTTCAAGGTTCTGTGCGAGACATCGAAATTGCTGTGGAGTTCCACTTATCTCTTTCGTGATGGTATTTCGGGTATCGAGAAGCAGCAGAACTATCGAAACATTGAGACGATTCTAAACGATGGCGTTTTGCAGGCCGTGCGCAGCATGGTCCCCGTCAAGTCCATTTTGAAGGATTTTGTGAATCAGGATGTTACAGAGGAGGATAGTGATGATGAGCCCGAAAAGAAGGATGAGCTAACTGTTCCTCCAGCTGTTAGCATTACGGCAGAGGAGCCAAAGAAGGAGGAGCCAAAGGAAGAGCTGCCTGTTGTACCCGTTATGGCACCCGTTGAAGAGAAACCGACAGAGCAACAGACCATTATCATTGATGATAAGCCTACCGTTCGTTTCGGGCAATTTGATGCAGTATTTGATTCGGATCACCCACATGATTCCGATATGATTTATGATCCGAAGGAGGGCGAAGAAGAAGATGCTAACGAAAAAGATGCTCCGGTTCTTGAAATCATGGAAGAGGGTGGATCCTCTCTTATGGATGGGGTTGATTTCGATGTACTAGATGCAAAGAATGAAGAAATGGGTTCGGATGACTATGAGGTGTTGTCATAGGCGCGATTACGAAGTGTGCGTGGATACAAAGTATGCGCGGTTGCAAGGCGTGTGTTTTTCTCACACGGACTGAATAATGATGCCGTCGTGGTTCCCATGGATACTGGTGGGCGGAATTGTCTTTATTCTTCTGAGCTATGTTGGCGCAAAATACAAGGACAAAGAGTATCGTAACATTCAATTTCTGCAGGATTTTATCAGCGGCGCGATTCTGATTGCTTTTACGGGTGTTCTAGTCCCCGATGTCTTTCCAAAAGTGGAGCTCCCCTCCATGATATCATATCTATCAAGTGAATTAGTCGATGATCAAGATTTACAAGTGGGACCACCCCGCCTAGCGGGTCGATAAATTAAATGATAGTCAGGGATAGAGATGCCAACGACGATCTATGATTCATCATTGATTACGAAGCGTCGTCAAATGAAAGCCGAATCCGGCAACTTTATTAATCGCATTCAGAACCCTATTCAGCCTAATACAGGATATGCACCAGCCCTTGGAATCTGGGATCAGTCCATCATCAATGATGTAAAGAATGGTCAAATGAAGTATTACCGCAAAGGTATGGGAGGTTGCACGACGGTCAGCAATGGTTGCCCTTGTGAGCCCCTCCCCGCTTCAGATAATGCATGCTGCGGTACCAATTAATTGTACAATCATTTGTATATGATAGAAATACGAATTACTATCATATACAAGTTAGCCGCTGTTAGACGCTGTTAGACACCAAGTGAATAAATCGTTTCCTCCGTCACACCCGTCCATATGAAGTTCTGAAACACGGCATGCGGAAGTTGCTCTTTTGGCACGGCTCGATGAACATCTTGCGCAATACGGATATAGAGTTCAAATCCCTCATATTTCTCTTCTCCATGGCGATCCTCATAGATGGTCTGGCCCGCATCATTTACCGTCCAGCTCCACAGTAAATTATAGAGCGGCGACTTCGTTTCATACACCTTCCAGGAATCCTCTTGGCTCAGAATGGCGACATTTTTTCCTTTCTTCTTCGAGGGCGGATCAAGAAAGAGACCATCGATAAGACTGACCGAGAGGCGGCACAGATCAAAGGAGGGATTGGGGACCACTTTCGGTTTATGGTGATCGAAGAAGGGCCCGAAATTATATTGATCTCCCGCATCCTGATCCGGCCAGTGATCATCCGATACCCAGAGATGCTTTCCCAATCGAAAAATGGAGCGACCAAAATCAATGATCGTGAAAATCTTTCCATAGGTCGGCACTTTCCACATGGTTCCATCCTTCTTTTTGTAAAATAAGAAGGCCTTGTCCGTTTTTCTCCACAAAATATTATTGGAGTGGAGATCATTGTGAGTGAAACAAATGGAGCTCTGAAGAAAAGTTAGTACGGAAATGACTTGAAACAGCCAGGCGATCCATCTCGCTTCCCATGCGGCGCTGCCGCGTTTGCACCCATCGATTTCATCCTCATCCAGCAAATCATCCATGACACCCTCTTGCGCCTCTTGTGCGATCAAAATGATTGGCATGTTTGGAATCTCGAGGCAAATGTCAAAATTACCATCCATCGAATCTGAGCCAGACTCTGAGCCAGATCCAGACTCTGAACCGGATTGAGACTCTGATAGGGACTCCGCGTCAGACGGAACATCAAAATCAGAATCCTCGGCTGTTTGTTTCAGGATTTTTTTATTGATCTCAAAAATATCCGATCCATTCTCCGCCTCTTCTTCGATGTTATCAAAGGTGATCGATTCCACGGATTCGATGTCGCTCTGATCCAGGGGATCCACGAACGAAATCGGCTCCAGCTCCGAATCCGAATCCGAATCTTCAAAGGGTGATGTCGTAATTTCCTTGTAGAGTTCATCAAGTGCCTCTTTATCATCCATGTTCTGATGCAAGAGGGTCAGACGAGCACTATGTGACTGCATGCCTTTCCAGAACCAACGGCATTGGCGATAACTGTCATATTCATTCGAAATATTGAACTGATAGATCTTACTGATCCCCGTAAAGGTTCCATACGAAAGCACACAATGCGGCGTGAGATCAAGTTCGCGAAAGCGGCTCAGTACAAAATTGGCGACGGCATCCACATAGGCCTGATTGTTGTGACTGTGAAGTTTAAGAAGAGTGTTCTTCCATGTCTTTTCACTTTGAGGAAGAAGCGGATGCTCGGGGCATACATATTTCTCCTTGATCATATCGATCGGGTTGAGAAGGTGGACTACTTTGGTAAAGACCTCGCAATCTTCAGTTTGATCGGGTTGATCATAGACGGCCCGTTTGGCCTTCCAGTGTTTGGGGCGATCTTGTGAGATCCATTCCTGAATTTGGTACTTGGTGGGAAGCTCCATGTTCTTGTGAGAGAGGGCTGATTCAGGGATGGTAAAGAGATCAAGTGCAGGAAAATAGCGTTGCAAGTGAGTGTAATGAGAAAAAGAGGAACGGTCATTTTCCGATAGTTCATGCGCTCGACAGGGATCACGCTGAATTCCTTTCAGAATGGATCTCATCTCATTCCTTCGTAGACTTCTCAACCGGGCCCACAAGCGCACCATGCGAAAAGGTATCACTGTATAGTCGGACCAGCTCGCCCTTACCGATGGAATTCTGTCGAGCGGTATCCTGACTGACCGTATAGTTCAGTGATTGAAATCGATCGCGTAGAACTGTCCGATCAATTCGCGAGGAGATCCAGTGCCAACTTTTAGGACATAAGTGCTCTAACCCCGTCTCTACGATTTCACCACATGCTCCTCCATAGGCTCGAATGGCAAAGTCTGCACCGATAGGTGGTGTTGGCTGACCTCTTTTATCGGCGGGACCCAATCCCATGAACTCCCAGTCGGGATGCGTCGTTGGTAATTTGATAAAAGGACGAGCATGAAACTTTCTCTCCCAGATTTGAAAGCAGCATTTAGCTGCCATCGGAGGATCAAAGGAACAGGGCTCCGAAGGGATATCTTCATCCCAGGTCAAGTGAAGGGAGCGGGGTAGTTTATTATGAACACTGATGCGGCGAAAAGTGCGTGGAACAATGAGGGCGATAACATCCGCCCATTGCGCGGCGTGTTGAAAGAACCGGATGGCAAGAGAGCATATTCGACCAAAGGGAGGATTACCAATCACCAAAATGGGAGCATCCATGTCAGGTGGGATATACTCAAAGAAATCCTGCCGAATGATATCGGGATGCTGTGGGGAAAGATCCATCCCTATGCGTTTTTCAGTGGGTATTTGTGTAAGAAAGCTGCCATTACCTGCACTAGGTTCGACTACTAATCCCCAGTTAGACCAGCGATAACGATTGCCCACATGCTGGATACATTGTTTTGCAATAGCGGGAATGGTATAGAATTGATCAAGGCCTGCTTCTCGCACACCAGTAGCCATTGTATTTGATGTCAGATGATATAAACCAATCTTCAAATTTTACGATGAAACGCGTGTACAACATTCATGACAAAAAAGGGTTGTTGTACTAGAATTATCATGGCGTCACAAGGGGGTCTCAATGTCAATCTCCGGAAGTTTGTCATGAAATCCATTCCACAAGATGCCGTCGCAGTCTTTATTGGTCGTCGTCGTACTGGTAAGTCAACTATTGTTCGTGATTTGCTATTTCATCATCAAGATATGCCAATGGGTTGTGTTATTTCAGGAACAGAAGAGTCAAACGGTTTCTTTAAAAAGATTGTGCCACCCATGTTTATTCATGGCGAGTACAACCCCGTCATTTTGGCGAACTTTGTGAAGCGCCAGAAATTGGTCATGCAGCGTATTCAGCAAGATGAGGGCAAGGGTATCAAATCAAATATTGATCCCCGTGCCTTTATGATTTTAGATGATTGTATGTATGATGATTCATGGACGCACGATAAGAATATTAAATATTTATTTATGAACGGACGATGGCTCAAGGTCTTCTTCCTTATTACCATGCAGTTCCCTCTTGGTATTCAGCCCGCTCTTCGTACCAATGTGGATTATGTATTTATTCTGAGAGAACCCTACATGAATAATCGCCGCCGTCTCTATGAAAATTACGGGTCTGCCTTTCCATCCTTTGAATTTTTCTGTCAAATGATGGATCAGTGTACTCAAAATTACGAATGTCTTGTGATTAACAACAACACACAGAGTAATAAATTGGAGGACACCATTTTCTGGTATAAAGCGGAAATTCACGGCGAATTTAAGATGGGTGCGCCTGAATTGTGGCGTCAATCTGAGATGTTGGCGCGTATCAAAGAGGAGGAGGACATTAATCAGTATGATCCCCGTACTTCACAGCGACTGAAAGGCCCTGCCATCAATGTAAATAAGAAATATTAATAGAATGAATCGATACAGCAAACATCTTTCTGGTATTATATTTATGGCACTATTGCTTGGAATGATCATATATTTTGCCGCGAATCTACGGTCTTGTGAATCATTTGTGGATGCGGGTCGTTGTGGCGTGGATTTGCCATCGTGCTCTGGAAAACGCATACGGTGTATGAATGGATATTGCAAATCGGATATCCCTCCTGAACTCCCCTGTCTATCCGATCTACCTATGACGCCACCGACTCGTTATTAATAAAACCTCACCCTGTGTTAGAAAATGGCTCACTCCAAATCAATGGGCATTGGCGCAATGGTTGTTCTACTTATTATTGCCGTTACCTTACTACCCATGATTGTTCGTTATGTTAATCGCATGGAACCGCACTTTGTCGCTGGATTTCGCAATTACATGAGTCCGATCGACTACGATGGCAATTCCACCGATCAGGGAGTCACTGATATTCCTGCCATTGGCCGCACCTCCCAGCTTCCTTCATGGCGCCCCGACCTCAACACCAATTACCTCTGCCGCTCTCCGAACGAAAGCGGAGTGCCATGCCCTGAGGGTCAGTTCTGCGATGGAACGACACAGGCATGCGTCCCTGTGGCAATGTTTGGCGATCCCAACAAGAATTATGTTGGATATTACGCGTAACAAAAAACTCATAATAGTTACTATTATTTATTTTTTGTATTACTTTATTGTATATTTACTTTGACTCAGATGATGATTCCGATGGTGTGACCACCTCATTTTCGACCTTCTCTACGGAAACGGCCGCCTTCTCCACCTTGCGCTGAAAGGCCAAATCACCCTGACCGCCAAACATAGAATCAAACTGGCCCGATGAACTCACCACCTGCTTCGACCCCTTGGTACGCTCCTCGAAGAACTTCTCTCGCGAGTCCTCGTTCTCCTTGTACTTCTTCATGAGCGTATTCAGCTGATCGTTACCATACTCCTGGTCCTGAACCTCATGCGGCTGAGGATCCCACGGCGTCCACTTGCCGACATCTGCCATAAAGATGTTGTGATACTTGTCCTTCGACTGGAGCTTCTTCGCCTTGAGCTCTGCCTCCTTCGGATTGCTATAGACACCGCGTACTTTCACACCGCGAATGGAAGTGTGAAAGTCATTCTGCGCATGGAACTCCTCCTCTAGCTTGGTCTTGTGCGAATACAGGAAATCATCATAGGCCTCGTTGATCTTTGTCTTGTTAAGATCCGCCTTGCTCTTCTGCACGAAGGAACCATATGAAGTCATGATATCATCTACACGCAGGCGATTCTTACGGCAAAGGGCAGCCGCCTCAAATTGATCCTTCTTCTCGAGCTCCGTGGCATGCTCGTTCAACTCCTCATTTACATGAGTTACGGTATCCACCAGGAACTTCTCTAGATTCTTGATCTTCCAATCCACCTCATAGGCATGAAGGAATCGCTTGAAAAAGAAAAGGTCCTTCTTTTCGAGCACTTTCTCCGGACTCAGAAAACTGAGGAGCACATAGCGCTGGCCTGGAATCTCGGTGTCCTCATCTAGAAAATCTTCCAATACGGTGTCGGGTTTATCAGAAGCGCTCATCTCTATGATTCTCTGTGTTGCTATGCTTTAAACTCATTACCCTGTCTGGAGCCATCCGAATTCAGATGAGTTTTTTTCTGGAGACTGAATATAGAAACATGATGGGCTACGGATTTGCTGAAATTGTTAACCGCGTTATTAAGTATCTGATCGAGGGTCTTGTGATTGCCGCCGCGGCCATCTTTATCCCCAAGAAGGCCCTCCCGATGGATGAGGTCGCTACCCTCGCTGTCCTCGCCGCCGTTGTGTTTGCCATCCTTGATGCTGTGAGCCCGAGCGTGGGAGTTACGGCACGTCAAGGCGCCGGCTTCGGACTCGGTGCAAATCTCGTTGGTTTTCCTGCCCGTTTGTAAGTACCCATTTTTGAATAATCATGAATCCATTTCTTGTATTGGATCAAAATGTGCAATGACCCCCTCCCTATGATTGTTTTCTAAAAACTGTAAAATAACATATACTCCAAAGTATAGGATATTATGTTGTTGGATTGATTATCGTGTAACAAATAGTACTATCCAGTTTAGAAATGTATGTTTCATATATTGATTTTGAACTAATAAATCGACACTGAGGCTCTAGTCCATCTAATTGTTGAATCTCATGTTGAAGAACCTTTTTCCAATCATATGTATTATTCCAGATATCAATTTGACTAATATGAATGATAGAGAATCCTTCTTTGATACAATATTGAATCTTTTCATTATCTTTTACTTGAACGCTTTCAGGAGTATTCCAATTGGATATTTGTGTAAAATGTTGTGCTCCATCAACTTCAATTAGAATCTTTTTAGAAACAGATCCAAAATCAAATGGCATGATATTTCCTGTGTTTGAAAAGCGACACCAGGGAAAGCGAAGTTGAGTGGTCCATTCGCCATCAAGTGATTTCAGAAAGGTATTCACCTTTGCTTCTGTCTTCTTTTTACAATATGGACACCAATATCCAGTTAGGACATTGTATAATTTTGATTTAAATTCAGAATGACATAGATCACACTCTATATGTCCTCATAAACTCCCGAGAACAAAGCGTCAGGTCCGTTAAGTCTCCTCGATCAATAATCCGCTGAATATCCGAATGGATCTTGCAATTATTCGTTCGCACCAGCGTCAAGGACAAATCTCGACGCCCAACAAGCAAAGGGGTCGCCAGAAAGGTCGCCAGCTGACCATAATGAATTTTCTTATGAGGCCCATAATATTTCACTTGAACGATGTGCTGAAAACATTCGTCGATTAAATCAATTCCTTTATCCGTCAAAGGAAAACCAGCATTTCGTTTATGGCTCAGAGGAAGATCCTGATAGACATAAAAGGGACGGTTGTGCTGTTTGGTTAAATGGATGGCTGCGTAATATTCAAAGAGAGTGGGTCGGTGCGTCATATGGGTCATCTGCTCCTTCAAATAACGGAGATGAGAATGCATGGTATGAATTGCATCTGATATTGAATGGTATCAATTTTACACCGATTATAATTTCTCAAACATCGAAAACATTTTAAGACCCTCGTGAAAAAGACGGACATCCGCCAAAATCTTTTTCGCGATTGCCTTTGTATTTTTGTTGCGATACGATGAAAAAACCCAAATGTTCGAATTATATTGTTTCCAGTGCTGATACTGTTTGTAATCCGAACCGATTGTCATGTAAATGCTATAGAGTTCTTTCTTGTATGCTTTATGTGTTTCATCCATTGGAGGCTGCGGGGTAGAGGGTGTCTCAATCATTTCAAAGGAATCCTCAAAAATGAGCCCCATCCATTTTAGCATGCGATCCATTTGTAGTTGATCAAGTTCGCGCTCATCATCTGCATCGGACCGAACCAGCGTCGGGGTGGGCCGGTTCCCTCCTGAAAAATAAGAGGTGTAGATACCCGTTAGACTCGAGGCCATGATGGGTGCAATGTTATTCACCACCAAATGGTACATAAATTCGGAGGCCACGGTTGCCATTTGTTGTAGGAGGGAATTATTTTGTAGGCCCTATTCTTTTTCTAATAGCTTTTTCAAATTAATACAAATTTCTACATTTTAGTCGATATTTGTATTAACGCCGCATTCATAATCCACAATTGTACCGTCACACAGTTCTTATATAGCCCCATTTCATATCAGAACAGATCTGTTCCCATGTCTTATCCTGCAAATACAACTTATCGCGATTTTTGAGCAACGGAAAGCACGCCAGATACTCATCCATCTCCAGCAATTCGCAAAACTTATAAAGGACATACCCATACGACAAAAAGTTGCGCCGGCCCTTCGGGCAATGCTTCTTAAACGATGGTTGAATTTCCCGAAACATATGACGCAGTTTCTCCTCGTCTTCGCGCGACATGAACGGCGCATTTTGTCCATTGAGCCGATTAATAATATGGGGAATGTGTTCATAATATTTCGAGCATTTCATCTTTCGAAGAATTTCACGCAACTTCGTGGGCTTGAGAGATCCCATGTTGGTGATGCGTTCCTTCTTGAGTTGAATCAAGATCTCATCGTAAATATCGGCGGGAATTTCAGTACTTTCCTTGGCCTGAAACTGAGCGAGCCATTCATTAAAATGATTAATTTTCTTGTAGGCATAATAACAAATTTCGCGAGGGGGGTCCTTGTAGGATGGCTTATCGCTATCGACCAAAATGAATTCCTGGTGTCCGCATTTTGCGCATGTGAGATTGGCCTCATTTAAACACATATTCATTTCATTTCCGCAACGCTCGCATAAAGTCCAAGGATCATCATATTCGTCCTGATTGCTTCGGCCCATGGCGGGATCCTCCAAATGCAAATATTCATTAAGAAGCTGGTGACGCTGAAAGCTCTTTTTCTCATTGGAAGGGGCCGGCTCCGATCCATCATTGCTGGAATCCAGCTGAAAAGAATCAAGCACACTATCAAGCGTTTTCTCTTGAGCGACTTCCTCCAAAATGGCTAAAATAGATCCAGGTTTCGCTTTATTCGATGTAAATGTCGCGGTGCCTTGCTGAATTTGGTCCTGAATGTCGTAATAATTATACAGAATATCACCTGTTCGAAGATAATAATCCATCACCTCCGTTCCATTTTCAATGGACTGAATCCGCTTCTCTAACAATTCCGCATCGCGTTCCCATCTCCAACTTTCCATATCCGTTGTGGCCTCTTTGATCTTCTTTTGAAGGTGTGATAATTCCTCTTTGTATCTTTCAATGTTATCTTTTTCTTCCAACATGGTTTGAACCTTTTGGTTATGAATAGCATCGAGCGTGGTACGAGCTTCTGGGTTACTTCGCTTTGAACTCTTTACTTTGAAAAACGCACTGTCACTCATCAAATGTACTTATACGGTATGTGTGGAGTGGTTTTAAACCCCTCCTGTTATCAATGGATGATTGCATTTGAACTGCGTTTGAATTCTGTGAAAAATGCGTACGGAGGACTGATGATCTATTACCCTAATCATTGATCATAATGGCGAGCATTCATACTGATGAACATGCAATCAATTGCTATATTTTCAAAGAAATGTATTTGATATTATAATTACTTACTAAAAATGAAAATTAGATCAAAAAATCATCCCGGCCAAATTCTAAAAAAATGTGTTTTCCCAAAATTTTTTTGTATTCTCTAAGTATAAAACTACCATGACCGGAGGAGGCCTTATGCAACTTGTCGCTTACGGCGCCCAGGACGTGTACCTGACTGGCAACCCGCAGATCACTTTCTTCAAGGTGGTGTACCGCCGCCACACCAACTTTGCCATGGAGTCCATCGAGAACCCGTTTAACGGCGCCCCGAACTTTGGCAAGAAGGTTACCTGCACGATTCAGCGCAACGGTGATTTGATCCACCGCATGTACCTCCAGGCTACCCTGCCTCAGGTGCAGCTCCAGGTGACGGACGGTTCTGGCGCTCAGTTCCGTTGGCTCAACTGGATCGGTCACAACATCATCGATTATGTTGAGATTGAGATCGGTGGTCAGCGCATCGACAAGCAGTATGGTGACTGGCTTCACATTTGGAACGAGCTCACTCAGGAGGCCGGCAAGCAGGCCGGTTATGCCAAGATGGTTGGCAATGTGCCCGAGCTCACGAACCTCCTGTACCAGGGTGGCTCGACTTGCGACAACGACTGCTATGGCGGTGAGCCCCTCACTTCGGAGGTCATCACCTCGTGCTCGCCGATGTACACCCTGTACATCCCGCTGCAGTTCTGGTTCTGCCGCAACCCAGGTCTTGCTCTGCCGCTGATCGCCCTCCAGTACCACGAGGTCCGCATCAACCTCGAGTTCAACACCCTCAACAATGTCTGCTGGGATTACTCGAACTCCTCGGACCCCCACGCGATCCGCAACCGCGTCGGCCAGTGCGGTCTCGCCGCCGCCTCGCTCTATGTCGATTACATCTACCTCGACACGGACGAGCGCCGCAAGTTCGCCCAGGTCTCGCACGAGTACCTCATCGATGTTCTGCAATTCACTGGTGGTGAGTCGATCACCTCCTCGGCCAACAAGCTCAAGCTGAACTTTAACCACCCATGCAAGGAGCTTGTCTGGGTCGTCCAGCGTGACTCGTTCGTGTCGTGCGACGACAACATCATCAACCCATGGAAGGGTCAGCAGCCGTTCAACTACTCGGACTGGTGGGACCGCTGCGTTCTCGAGTCTGGTTACTCCGTCACTCGTGTCGAGGGTATGGCCGGCAAGAACCCGACCATCACGGGTCTCCTCCAGCTCAACGGCCACGACCGCTTCCAGGTTCGCGACGGCAACTACTTCAACTGGGTCCAGCCGTACCAGCACCACACCAACATCCCAGCGGT